CAAGGATGGCATCTGAGTATTCCACTCGTGAGAACGAGTCGGGTCATAATATGTTCCATCATTTTGATATCCTTGTATTGGGTAACCAGCTGACCTAACAGGATAGATAGCTTCTAAAGCTTCCAATTGTTCCTGAGTCATCATCCAGCCATACTTGTCTATTACGTCTGATACACTCATCAGATCCATTTTCCCTACCCAATTGCCCTGGGAAACATAACGTACATCAGGAGACTTATGATAAAAAGTAAGCAAAGGATTCCAAAGCTCTACTTCATAGTCATCTTCTGTCATACGAAAATGCCAAAACTCACGGTCAGTAATAAGCATATCACGAAAAGCTCTTTCCTCTAATTCTTGCATTTTAAATCTTTCCTCATCTACTGACATCTGATGGGTAGACCATTCTTCTATAAGAGATCTGTAATCTTTTCTAAAAAAGTTTTCTATTTCAGGAAGTTTCTGAAGATTTTCAGGAGCCATTGCTTGCTGCATTTCTTCACTATCTAACTCAATACCCATTTCCATCATCTGGATCATAGTTTTTCTTTGAGCCTCCTCAAGCAAAACCTTTTCAAGCATGCTTCTTTTTTCCTCTAACATTTCGTTATAAGAAATATCATCTACAGCTTTAAACATTATACGTGAGCTTCTCTTAGAAAACTCATTACATAACACATTGATTACGTTAGGAATAATAGGGTAGAACTTAAGCTCTAATGCAGATACATCTTCTTTAGTTAATGTATCAATAAGATCAGCCATTTCGTTATCTTCCTCTACAATATAGTCAGCTTTATCAATAATACCTTTGGCTAGCTTATAGTTTTTCATTAACCTACGAGCATTACGTCTAAGCTGCTTCATTCCCTGAAACTCTAGCCAATCTAGATTCCATGCCCTCCATTCTTCATCTTTTTCTTTCTCAGCTAAAAACTGGATAGGCTGGGTAAGAGTACCCATTTTATTATAGTCGGCCTTTTTTCCAGCCTTTAAGTCAAGAGCATTATATATCTGCATGATTCTTAATTATTTAGATTTGCTATAGTATTAGCAGTAGATGTAATATCTAGTTTAGGAGAAAAGGAAGAAACACTAGTGCTATCAGTAAAAAAACTAGCAGGAGTGGTTGACCCAATTCCTACATTTCCGTTAGAACTTATAGTAAAAGTATTCGTACCAGTAGTCCCCCAATATGGAGAAGTTGAAATAGTTCCAGAAAGTGGAGCAGGTCCTTGTTTTACCTCTTCTTCTTTCAAAAGAATTAACGCTTCTTCTAGAGTGAGCGAGCTTTCTTTAATGAGACGAGATAAAATAGTTACCTTTTGAGCATGCAAAGGAGCAGTATTTTCCATTATCGTATATTTTTAAAGGGGTTTCTGGGAGACTTCATACCAGAACTAGCACCTCTAGAGCCACCTAAATGTCTAAAGGGGCTCCAATTTAATTTACTAAATTTCTGGGAGTTATCCAAGTTTTCTTTGCTAACTTCTACACGTTTAGTAAGCCCACGATTGCTTTGTTGTACCTTAGCAAAAGCTATAAGAGAAGAAAAAGCTACCAATCGGTCAACGTTTACGCCATCTTGATAAGCTTGCATTTCTTTTAAAAGCATAATATCAGGTATGCGTTCCACTCCATAAATAGTTTTTACAATCTCCCCATCTGGTTTGGTTTCATGGTCTAACTCTTCTTTTAGAAACTCTATACCATAAGAAAGAATTGTTCCTTTAAATAGGGTACCTACGTTTTTCCATCCGTATTCCTGGAATACATTTCGGTTAGCACCAATATCTTTTAGGAAAAGTATCATATCCTTAGGAACGAGGTAACGTTGCTTCTTCTTAGAAATCATGTATTGTATAAATAAAGCTACGTTATTTTCTACTACTGTCCAAGCATTATACCACTCAATCATTAACTCTAGACGTTCATGAGTTTTGTTAAGATCATCAAATCTACCGCACCATGAGGCTACAATCTTATCTCTTTCTATAGTGTTACTCACCTTCCCATTTCCTTCATCTTTAATTATTTCTATAGGATTTTTATATATGTAAATAGCACATAAAGAATCTGAAGTTGTTGTCTTACCTTCTCCTACAGGATCCACAGCTGCATAATATGTTCCAAATTGAGGATCTTTTATAGGACGTTCATATACACAAATAACACCTTCTTTATCTTCTGTTTTTTTAGAAATAGGAAATTCCATAATAGGAATCTTTCTAGAAGGTTTATCTATGATCTTTCCTTCAGCATTACGAGAAAGATCAAGATATTCTACGCTATATTCTTTATCTTGAATACGCTGAATCTGCTTAGAAACAAGATGCGGAGGAAAAATAGATTCTTTACGAGTGGCAAAAGCTTCTTCTATATTAGTAGGTTTCTGAGATATTCTAAGCTGATATTGTTCAGGCGTAAGATCTTGTTTCCATTTAATACGTTCTTGTATAATAGCTGCTAAAGCTTCTTCAACTTTAGAGTTACCATATTGATCTATAAACGAAGGCATGATCCACTGTTCTGGAATAAAAAGACCAGTCTTCCCTATAGTACCTTCTTTATCTATTAAATCAGAATCTACCGCATATATATCATTACCTTCTGGTTGAAGTACCATTAGCTTTAAGGGTTCACATGCATCAAGATCACCCACTGAACCAGCTGCAATAAACATACCAGTGGTAATCATACCACTTTGCATAGCTGGTCTCATATACTCATAGGTTTGGTCCATCTTAGGAGCAATACCGGCCTCTTCATGAAAGAAGTAAGTACAAGGTCCACCCACACCATTAGTTGGATCTTTCTCAAAAGAAGTACCAGTAATAATTGATTTATTTCCTTTATGAGTATCTCTTCCGTTTATTCTCACTTTAATACGCTGCTGCCATGAAAATACTTTATCCGGGTCACTAGGTCTATACCAAGCGGTATGCTCGTTTAAAAATGTTCTATACTCAGTAAGCATACGCCAAGTACCTTTCTCTGAAATATAATCTTTAAGACTTGCCCCCATTTTTAATACAGCACCGTTTTCAAACCAGTACATATTAATAAGCTTAGCAGCATGAAAATAAGAAGATGCAATCTGACGTTTCTTTAAAATAGCAGCATGTTTGTAATGAAGTTCAGCTAACTGTTCATAAAGAGCCATATGATACTGGGCATCTCTTACCTTTGCAAAGTCAAAACGTTTTTCTTCTTTATCATAGATAGGAAGAAAATTCAGCCACATGTAGTAATCCCGACTGATATACCATACATTACCCCCGTTTTTGACGATAATGCCTGACTTACACTTCATTTTCTGGTCATCCCAGTAATTTATAAAATCTTTTGTTTTTATAGGAGCTGCACAATAAAAACCCTGTGTTTGAAATTTTCTAGCTTCAGCATTAAATATTTTACTAGAGTCATCAAAATTGTACTCACCAGGTTTTTTAAATAACTTAAGTACAAAATCTCTAAACTCCTCTCTACTATAAAAAGTAGTGAGGTCCCACTGATCATTTTCATAAGTGGGCACTTCTATATAAACATTACTTTTCACGTAGTAGCTTTCCAATTTCAGTTACGTCTCCACCTGTTTTGTATAATATTTCAGTCAGAGTATCAATAGACTTGCTTCTTAATACTCCAGGTATTTCAGGATTACTCCAATAATCATTATACTTTTCTCTAGGTATTGCCGCCCAGGTTTTTCTATGTTCGTTATAATGAAACACATAGTTGTATAAACTAAACTGATTCTGTTCCATTTTCTACTTTTTTAAGCCATTCATTAAATCTTTCGTAGATATTATAAATATCTTCTATCTTTTCACCTTTGTAATAAAAACCATCTTTTGTAATTTTTATAATTTCTACAAGTTCGTCTTGTTCAGGTGCACTAAAAGTTATACTGTTCTGTTCCATAATTATTGGTTTAAAATTATTAGTTTAGCTGTAGGGGGAGGATTTGAACCTCCATGCGAGCAGGGACTCCCCGCTCCCGCCTCCGAGACCAGGAGGTGTGTCTGCCAGTTTCACCACCCTACAATCTTTTTAGATGATCAATACTGTCAAAATAAAACCCGTGCTGGAGACCATAAAAAGCTGTTTTTGTATTTTTATTTATAGCCTCTGTTGTATTAATTAATAACTTAGTAGAATAATTTTTTAAAACATCAACTTCAAAAACTCCAAGAATAGAAACTACTGGTTTATCTTGAGCTAGTATTCCAATAATTTCAGGATTTTCTACTGGATAATTAATCATAGGATGATTACCATATTCTGAACCTTTTACCCCAACCTCAACACCTAAGGGTCGTAAGTCAGGAATTTTATAGTTTTCGGAAGGACCTATTGTCCAGTCTATAAACTCTTTATCAATAAGTTTTTCTACAGCTCTTTCTATCATAGTACCTGTTCTTCTTCTCTTATACATTCCTTTATAATCAAGGGTGCCTTCTTTAAACTTTGCAGCAGATACTTCTCTAGCAAAATCTTCTATTCTTTCTACATCATCTTTAGAAAGTCTAATCTTAATTCCATTTCGGATTGCATTTGCTTTATCATCTATAAACCATCCAGTATAAACACCATTAATGCAATCATATCTTTTTCTTACTGTATTACTGATCATATGCTAAATTTTGTCCTCCTCTTACTTGACTTTGTTGTTCCTCCTCAAGGTCTCTAAGCGTACCTTTGAAAGATTGGCGTATGGCTTCAAACTTTGCTGCTGCATTAACCAGTGCAGTAATATTACCATCTCTTCCGTGTTCAATTTCTGTGGTCTCCATATATTTAGCAAGGCGGTCAAGCATGCTCTTAATACCCGCATAGGCTCTGTAGGTTGGCGTTTCATATAACTTTTTACACATCTTAAGACCATTGATAATAATATCATCATCAGTTGAAAAGTCAGCGTCAACTTCTTGAAGAATAATTTCTTCTTTGTCTGTTTCTGGTACATCAAAAAATGGATTTAAATCAGGATTAGGACAAGTCATATAAAACAAATAAGCATATATTCGTAAATGCTCATCCGGGTAACTATCCATAATATCTTTCAAAAACTTAAGAGTGTAGCAGTGTTCACTTGCTGTCACCTTACCATTCTGTATATCAAATAGTCTAATCATTTCCAGTGTTTATTTTCTTTCTCATAGTAGAAAGTTAAGTCATGTATAGTATCATCATAATATCTTAAAACAATATCACTTCTAAACTTACTATGGATATTTTCAAAAAAGGTTGTTGTAATAACTTTTCCAGATACGTTCTCCTTTAAAAGATTAACAAGCCAAGTGTAAGTACCTCCTCTAATAACACCTGACTCTACAAGAAGGTAGTTTTCAAACTGACCTTCACAAAACTCATGAAAAGTATCAAGATCTTTTTTTGCTTTGATGAGCCACGGTTGAATATCCACTTCATCAGGATAAGGGACATGTATAGGAAGTACGGCACACATATCCCCATCTTTACTAAGCCCATGTGCAACATGCATTGCAGCAGAAGCAGAATAGTCAGGACTCACCATAAGAACTACAGTGTTTTCAGGATTAAGGTGGGGGTATCTTGAAATAATTATTTTAGGTAATAAATCAAGAAGTACTTTTTCTGTTTCTATATCTACGTAAAAATCTTTTCTCATTTGGTTTTTAATTTATGGCGGTTATCCTCTAACCAGTGAAGAATGGAAATAACTTCTTGTTTTAAATAGGGCAAATCATACTGAACAATATCTTTTACTATGGGATCTCCATTACTATCAAGAGCTGTAATAGGATTGCCAAACTTATCTTTATCCACTTCTTCAAACATTATATGATGAATAGTGAGACTTCCAAACTTAAGCTTAGGGTTATGCTTCAATATAATAAACATATACAAACTAAGTTGTAATGCATAGTGGTTTAGATTACAGTCGTCAAGATGAGAAACTGGTGGGAGCATTTTCTGTGTAATACCTTCCCAGTTTGTGTAACCCTCCACTTTAATTTCTTTGTTTGTCTTGTAGTCTGTAATGTGCACCTCCCCATTTATTACTTCTACTAAATCAGACTG